AGTGCTGCCTTTAATGGCAGCTAGCTGGAGATATAGAGTAACTAGGCGTGGGTGATAGTTTTAATACAAGATGATAACTTGTAGGAGTTTCTACGGAAAGAATAATCATTCAAGGTGTTATGAACGTGATAATACTAAAAGCGAACATGTCTTTGGCTAGGTGCTAATTAAAACAGCACAATGCATTAAATACAAGCACTATCTTTTATAGGTAGTGTACTGAATAGAAGAAAGATTGTCTAGCACAAAACTAGGCGCTACCAATAAAATTCAAGTCACTTAACGTGGCTTTTTATTATAGGGAGAATAAAGGGAACAGGAAAAGCACATATATAGCTGTTGGTGGGTTGGCGTAGTGTTTATGAAAGTAGGTGATGTATATGAATAACAACCAAAGAACATTTGCACAGGAATACGTAAAGAACGGCAATAATGGTACTAGAGCATATATGAAAGCGTATCCAGACTGTACTGAAGAAACGGCGAGAATAAACGCTAGTAGACTGCTAACAAATGCTAACGTGAAAGAATACATAAAAGAATTACAGAATGAAGTTAGAAAAGAAACAATAATGTCAGCAAAAGAACGTATGGAGTGGCTTACAAAAGTAATAACTGGCGAAATAGATGAAAAGATATATATGTCAGATAAATTAAAATCAATGGATATATTAAACAAAATGGATGGCAACTATGTTACAAAACTAGAAGGTAATATAGGAATTACCAGTATAGAAGTTGATATAGATGAATAATACTATTAACATAAAAATTAAAAAGAGAGTTTTCAACGAACTCTTTTTTAAGTATTTAAACAACGATAAACGTTATTTAATATTTTATGGTGGTGCAGGTAGTGGTAAAAGTTATTTTGTAGTAGAACGATATGTATATAAACTACTAACCGAAAAGAAATTTAATTTACTTGTAGTACGTAAAACAGGAAAAAGTAATAGAGATAGTACATTCGCATTATTTAAACAAATAATAAGAAAATGGAAATTACCTAAGTATTTTAAGATAAATGAAAGTGATTTAAGAATACGAAATCTAATAAATGGTAACGAAGTAGTGTTCGCAGGATTAGATGATGTAGAGAAACTTAAATCAATAACTTTTTCTAAAGGTGAATTAACTGACGTATGGATAGAAGAAGCGTCAGAAATATTAGAAAGCGACTTTAATCAACTGGACGTACGTTTAAGAGGTAAGGGAACTAAAAAACAAATAGTAATATCATTTAACCCTATAGACATTAATCATTGGTTAAAGAAAAGATTTTTTGATAGAAAAGCCGAAAATATTGAAATATGTCACAGCACATACAAAGATAATAATTTCCTAGACGAAGAGTATAAACAATTACTAGAAAGTTATAAAGAAACAGATGCATATTATTATGATGTTTATTGTCTAGGTAAATGGGGAGTATTAGGACAAACAGTATTCGATAGTAGAAAGATACAAGAAAGACTAAACAACCTTAATAAGCCTATTAAAACAGGTTATTTTGAGTATGTATATGATGATACAAAACCAGCAAGAAAGAAGATAAGTAATATTAAGTGGATAAATGATAAAAACGGCTATATAAAGATATATGAAGTACCTAATAAAGCTAATTACTATGCAATAGGTGGAGACACAGCAGGAGATGGTTCTGATTATTTCACAGGACATGTAATAGACGCTAAAACAAAAAAACAAGTAGCAGTATTCAAAAATCAAATGGATGCAGATTTATATACGAGACAAATGTATTGTTTAGGCATGTATTATTCGCATAGATATTTAAATGGAACATTAGAAGAAGCATTAATGGGAATAGAAGCTAACTTTGATAGTTTCCCTATAAGAGAACTAACAAGACTAGGATATAATCATCAATACATAAGAGAAAAGATAGATGAATATACAGGTAAAACTGAAAAGAGATTTGGCTTTAAGACAACGTCTATAACAAGACCAACAATAATAAGTTATCTAATATCTTTTGTTAGAGAACATTGTGATTTAATAAATGATGAAGATACATTACTAGAACTATTAACAATCGTAAGAAACGAAAAAGGAAGAATAGAAGCACCAGACGGAGGCCACGATGACCAAATGATGGGGCTTGCTATTGCTTATGAAGTATGTAATCAAGTAGTGTTTACAGATGAAGTATTAACACCATATCCAGAGTTTAAAGGATTCGATATAGACTTTTTAGAAAGTGATTATGGCGAAAAGATAACGGTGATATAAATGAAAAAAACTGTATATAGAGAAAAACACAACCCCCAACCTTTAGATTTAGATATAGTTATATATACAATAGAAGTAGCCGAAGTAGGGGGAATTGAATCGTGGTTATATTATGTTGGCAAAAAATATAACATAGGGCAGATAACACTACTTTATACTAAAGGTTCTAGTAGTCAAATAGAAAGGCTTTCAAAGGAACTAAAAACAATAAAGTATGAAGGCCAACCAGTAAAATGCAATAAGATAATATTTACTATGGCAAATTATATATTGCCTGAGTTATATGAAAACGCAAAAGAAAGATATTTAATAGTACATTGCGATTATGGAACTATTGGATGGAACATTGTACAAATACCGAAGATGGATAAAATATATGCTGTCTCTGAAACGGCAGCAAAGTCTATGGAAACAAAACAAGAACAAGAGGTATTTACGTTATATAATCCCGTTGAGGTAGATAAGCCGAAAAGATTACTAAAACTAATAAGCGCAACAAGGCTAACTTCAGAAAAAGGCTGGGATAGGATGGTGAGGTTAGCAGAAGAACTTGAAAATAAAGATATACCTTATATATGGTTAATCTTTACTGATAGGCCACCAGAAAAAGTGAACGAAAACATTATATTTATGAAACCAAGATATAATATCAGCGATTATATGATAGAAACCGATTATGGCGTACAACTTAGCTCAAGCGAGAGCTATTGTCTTTTTGTAAACGAGTGCTTAAAACTTAATATCCCAGTTATCATAACAGATTTAGAAGTATATAAAGAATTGGGTATCACTTCTAAGGAAGCTCATATATTAGATTTAGATATGAGCAATTTAGATGTTGAAAAGATTTATAATAAAATACCCAAAGTAAATTATAAAGGTAAAAATAGTGATAAAGAATATAGAAAGTTATTGGAGGTAAAGAAATGAAAAAGAAAGTATTTAGAAAAAAATATAATTCATTTGATGAAGATAAAGAAATAAAAAATGCTGTTGATAAAATATGGCATAATCAAACAATAGAATTTTTAGAAGAAGCTAAGCCTAAAAAGAAAACAACAAGAAAAAGGGCAACTAAAAAAACAACAAAAAAAGGTGATAAATAATGACAGAGACATTATGGATCATAGTTATAACAACACTACTAAACATGTGTTGTTTTTTAATGGGCGCAAAGATAAGACAAAAAGTAGATAAAGGTCAAGATATAAAGATACCTAAGGTAGAGCCTATTAAAGCAATAAGAGAGTTTAATGAAGAACAAGAAGTAAAGAAAGCTCAAGAAAGAGACCGTATTATAGCCGAAAACATAGATAACTATGATGGTACAAGTATAGGTCAGCAAGATATACCAAAGTAAGAGGTGATTAGATGGATTTAGAAGATATAAAGAAAACAGATGTTTGGGAGGAATACGAAAGAGGCCGTAACTATATGCGCATGCACAATGTCTTCTCAGATACAGACAAAAACTATCGTATGTATAGTGGCAATCAATGGGAAGGTGCAAAGATAGAAGGTATAGAACAAGCCCAATATAATTTCATAGAAACAATAGTCAACTATAAAGTAAGTACTATCAATCAAAACCTATGGCAGATGAACTTTAGTAGTGAAAACTTTGAAACAAGAGAGTTTAGAAAGACAGCCGAAAAGGTATGCGAACTACTTAACAAGAAAGCATCTAAAGTCTGGGAAAAAGACCAGATGGATAATAAAATCAGAGAAATATCTGATGATGCGGCCATAAATGATGAAGGAATTATTTATGTAGATTTTAATGAAGACGATCAAAACCCAATAAATGAAGTTATAAGTAAAAACGATATTCAATATGGAAACGAACAAAACCCAGATATACAAAGTCAACCGTATATCATTATTAGCCAAAGAAAGCCTATAACAGAAGTACAAGAAATGGCCAGAGCAGAAGGAGCAGACGAAGCAGATTTAAAACTAATTATAGGTGATACTGATTCATTTGAACAAGCTGGTGATTTTTCTAAGATTGAAAAAGATGACATGTGTACTATTGTTACAAAAATGTATAAAGAAAATGGAACTGTCAGATATTCTAAAGCTACACGTTTTGTAGATATTATTACTAACGAAGATTCTGGTTTAAGTTTATATCCAGTAGCACACTTTATTTGGAAAGATAAAAAAGGTAGTGCTAGAGGTGAAGGCGAAGT